AATTTGTATCGGCAGCGTTCACGTTCGTTGTGCGGTTCAGGCGGGCATTGATGGAAACGTTGTCTACGTTCCCAAGCCCGACGTCGGACTTTCCGAGCGTCACCGCGCCGGTCTTGCCGTTGACGCTGGTGACGGGGGCGGTTTTAAGGTAGTCTGTGCCAGCCACGGCCACGGCCCAGGCTGTCGGCTTCCCGCTGGCGTCCACCGCCTTGACCTTGATAAGGTCGCCGACCTTCGCCCCGGAATGCAAAAGCACGTCCTGCTTGCCGCTCCATGCGGCTTTGTTTCCGCGCACGTCGGCGATAGCCTCGTCAATCTGCGCGCCGGTAAACTGGCTGTTGTAAGCCATACGATCACTCCTTCATGCACAAAAAATCCTCGCCGTCTGCCGTTTTCAGCGGCTGCGACTGCCCCAGCGGGATGAATCCGTAGTTGTCGTTCCAGCTGCCGTCCTCGCCCTGCGCGAACAACGAAATGCGGTATTCCCCATCACCGGAAAGCAGAAAATCGTCGTAAACCTCAAAGGTGCGCTGCGTGCCCGCCGGGGTCTGGGAGAAGGACGCGATCAAAGCGCCCTTCCCGCGGCCCCAATCCTCGCCGGACTTCGTCGCGCGGCACTCGAAGGCCGTGTAGGCGATGTCCGACGAGAAGGAAACGGTGATCGAGTTGAACCCCGAGACCGCCGAGATCTTGTTTCCTGTGATGGAGAAGGTCAGCTCCGGCGCGGCCATTACGCGGCGCTCCACGTCCCGGCGGCGTTCTTGACGAAGACCTTCACGATCTTCACGCCGTCGCCGGAGGACGCTGCTTCGAGATCCGCGCCCTTGACGGTGACGTTGATAGCGGTGTTCTTCTTGTAGCCGCCTGCCGTGCCGCTGACGTTGGTGGAGCCGCCCGTCGTCGGGATCTGGGTGCCCGCCGTGTGCAGGCTGCTCGTCGCCGGAACGACGCGGACGGTGTATTCCTCGAAGTCTACGTCGCAGACGAAGGAGAACGCCGCTGCGTCGTAGCCAGTGACCTTGGAAATGCGGCTCTTGTCGGGGCCGGTGATGGTCACGGCGGGGATCGAGGTGTTGAGCGTGATGGAGTCGCTGGCCGCAGCCGATTCGTTACCGACGTCGTCGCGCACCTTTACATAGATCGTCTTCAGGCCGTCGCCGTCCGGGAGCGTAATGGATTTTGTGGCCGCGTATGTCTCCCACGACGCAGTCGCCTCCGTTTCCGCCGCCTTTGTGCCCCAGATCTTCATCTGGTAGCCGGTCGTCGCCGCGTCTGTGACGGAGATCTTCGCGGTGACGGTCGCGCTGGTCGCGTACTGTGCGCCGTCGTTCAGTGTGATCGATAGACCGGCAGGTGCCAGCGTATCCAGCGTTAAATTAAAAAAGCTCGCCATTCGGTTTTATCCCCTTTCTTCGCTTTTGAGTTCGATGTACAAAAAGCCGCCAGGCCTTTCGTAGATGGTTTCTGTGCCCAAGCGGGCGGATTTGATGCCCATGGAGCCAATGAACAGCTCCAGAATGCGTTTGATTCCAACTGCCAGCATGTCAGCCCTCCACCAGATACAGCGTCCGCGCGTCCTTTTCGTCCAGCGCGTCATAGTCCGATTTTGTCAGCACGCGGATCTCATCGATCTGCGCCGATGCAATGCCTCCGCCCCCGCCTCCGCCGCCCGACTGGCGGGCTTCGTTGATGGCGGCAACGAGGGTTTCTTTGTTGTAGGTCTTGAGATCGTTCAGATCGCCGATCTGCTCCTGCAGCTGCGCCCAGACGGGGAGCGTGGGATCCGCCGAAGGATCGCCGGACGGCTCCGCCGCAGGCTGCACCTTGCCGAGCGATACCCATACGGTCGGCAGCACGACGCCGGAGGCGTTCGTGCCGTACACGCCGACGCGGGCATAGCGCCCCGCCACGGCGAGAATCTCTGGCGGGACGGTCACGGTATCGCCATCCCATTTTGCCGGGAGTACGTCGATGGTGGCCCTGCCGTTTGTAAAGACGGCGGTCTTCGTCAGCCCGTCCCAGTCGGATGAAAACGCGAATTCGACGCGGATGGCCTTCGCCATGCCCGCCGTCAGCACCTCCGGCGGCGAGCACAGATGCGCGGAGGCTTTGGTGATGTGGATCTGGATCATGTTATTTCGCCTCCTATGCAATCACAGTGCCGTTCACAAGCAGTTTCCCGTCGCTGTTGCACCTTAATGCTGCGTATTTGCTTGCGTTATAGCACAGCCAAACCCTATTTGCAGCCACCCCGTAAAACGGCACATTTGTTGCGCCGATGCTTTCATTCCCGTAAAGTGGCAGCAAGAAATTGCTTTGGACGTACATGCCGTAACTATCTTTTTTGATTCTGTCTGGCGGAGCGCTCTCTCCTCCGCTCCCGCCGCTTCCCGGCGGCCCGACAACGTACTCGACGATATAGCTGCCGGAGATCCGCGCGACCTTGACGCGGTCTCCCGCGGCAAAGGTGGCGGACGTGTTGCATTTATAGTGCTTTGTTGTGGCTTCAGTCTGCCCCTCTAGGATGAGGGACAGGCCATCGTCATAGACCGCGCCGACGGTCGCCAGAAAGTTTTCCGGCAGATTTTCGTCCGGCATGCTGATCGATGATACAAATAAGCTGTTGATGCCCTCCATCAGGCGATCACCGTCCTTTTTGCAGAGTGTGTCATGAGGCTTCCGGCCTGCATCGTGACCGACCAGCCGGTTTCTAGGTAAATTCCGCCGATCTCGTCGTGCGTCAGGGCCAGGATATCGCCGACGCCGTGCCCCGGCTCGTTGAGCGTGTAAAATGTAATGGCGCGCGTAGCAAGCAGCGACTCGTTGCGGCGCTTGTCGGCGTAGGCCTGCAGCTCCTCCTGCGAGGCGATATTGTCTACCCGCTCGACGGAGGTAATGCGCATTCCGCGCTTAAAGGTGGATTTCTTGGAGGCCGGATTGTCGTTGACGGCTGTCGCCACCATGGCCGCGTCCATGTCCGGGTTGTTGCAGGTCACGACGAAGACGTTCGGCGCGTCAAAAATGTCCGTTTCGTCCGACCAGTCCGGGCCCGGATGCTTCTCCGGGAGAAACAGGTCCGTCACGCCGTAGCGCCAGTCGATGATTGCTGCGGACGGCTCCTGATACGGTTCGAGGCGGCACACGCCGTCGGCGTCAAACCAGAGGCTTTCGTAATTGATCTCGGACAGCAGCGCGTTCACGATTGTCAGATAGCTCGTTCCAATCGGCCAGTCTTCGCGGTCTGTCGCCAGCACAGCGGCGTTCGGCGTTGCGATCACGAGCGAGATGCCGCAGGCTGTCAGCAGCTTGCGGATTTCGGTGATGTACGACGAGCCAGCGGCAAGATGCAGGAGCGTTTCTGTTTTCTGCGTATACACGCGCCAGCAGCGATCATAGGCTTCTATTTCCATGCGCGTGCCGGCGCTTGCGCCCTTGCTGCTGACGGTCGCGGCCTGATAGATGCCGAGAGAGTGCTCCGTCCCGTTTACGATGATCCACGGGCGCAGCTCGTCCGATTCCCACGCCGCTACGGCATTGGGAAGAAAGCTTCCTTTGAGCGTGCCGTGGATGTTCGCAGCGCGGTCGCTCATGATCTGCGGCGGGCTGCCGGTATCCCATTGCAGCTGCGTGATGGGCGCGCCGTTCCGGAGCACGTCGATGCGGTAGCTTACGTCACGGGTCAAGGGTGATCGCCTCCTCGCGGTGGATGTTCTGGAGCTCGAACGAGTACCGGCTCATGATCGCGTCGGCGTTTTTGTCCAGCGCGGCCAGATAGCCCGTTACCATATCGCCCTGCGTGGTCTTCGCGCAGACGAGCCGCCCGACGAGGGCTTCCAGCGCCAGCGCAGCGGCGCGGTTTTTGGCCGTAAACGCGCAGGAGATCTGCATGGCCATGTCGCGGAATTCTGTGCGCTCCGCGACGGGGTAGGCGAGGCCGGACATGTGTACTGTCGAGATCGTGGCGGCGCGGCTGATGCGGTTGGTGCGAAGGATCGTTTCGGACAAAGGCAGGCGCTGCCATGTCCCTGACTCCAGATCGCAGATCATGGCAGTATCCGGCAGGATCTCTGCGGTCACGGTGTTGGACAGGCCGTAATTGTCGCTTTCTGTATAGCAGCCGCGGACGCGGTAGGTCGCGCTGCCGATGCTGGTATGGTCGACGTACTGCTTTTGCGTGGTGCGGGCGATGGCGACGCCGTCCCGCTCGATCAGGTAAAAATCATAGCTGCCTGCGGTCTGCCAGGCCAGCGCGGCCTCATGGCCGGCGGTGACGGTCAGGGTGATGGCCTCGCCCTCTGTGTGCGAAACGGGCAGAGCGGCTGCGCTCCACTCGGACCACATGCCGTACTTGTTCTGCACGCGGACGCGGACGGTGTAGCTGCCGTCAGCGAGATAGACCGGCGAGCGCCAGGCCTTTTCCGTGCCGTAGACCGTGCCGGAGGCATAGCCGCTGGACAGCGTCAGCTGATAGGCTTCCTGCTCGGTGGTCTGCCAGGTGATGCGCGGGCGCGAGCCTGTGGACTGGATCACGATGGACGGTGCGGACGGGGCGTTGATGGCGATAAACTCTGCTTTGTCGCTCCATTCCGACGGCGTTCCGTCTGTGTTGTAGGTGCGCACGCGCCAGTATTTTGTTCCGCTTGTGAATTTGTTCGCTGGAACGTCGTAATACTGATTTTCGCCGGTGACGGTCGCGAGCGTGTTCCAGGTCGTGCCGTCGGCGGACCATTGCAGATCGGCCTTGCTCTGCGGCGTGCCGGTGGAAATGATGTGCTGCCACGAGAAGCGGTTGGCGATGGTCGCGGCGATGACGATGCCGGAAGGGGAGACGGGCTTTGCCGTCGGGGTAACTTCTGTTGTCGTGATCTCCTGCCATGTGGACGTCGTTGTCGTGCCGCTGTTTGCCGTCACCTTTACGCGCCATTCGAGCGTTCCGGACGGGAATGTGTTCGCCGGGACTGTGCAAGAGGCCGTCGCGCCAGATACGCTTATCGTTTTTGCTGTGCTTCCATTCTTGATACGCCACTCGAAGATAGCGGACGCTTGCTTTATCTCTTCCAGCGTCAGATCGTCGCAGCCGGTATTCCATGTAAATGTGGATGCCTTTCCTCTTGCGACATACGCACCATTCGTCGGCGACATCCCATTTACAGTTAATCCAGCTGTTGTATCTGCGTATGTTACTATGATGTATGGGGCTTTCCCCGGCTGCTTCGGCCCGTGCAGCGTTACCCGCTCTTTTATATTCCCCGAATATCCAAGAACGGGTAATGTGCACACTCCGTTTCTCAGCGCCTGTAGCCCGTAGTAGTGGATTGTTTGTGAATTTTCTTTCCACTCTAGCGCAACTTCTGTTGTTGTTCCTGTGGCCGTCGCAGCCTTTGTTGCTCGTTCTCCGACGCCAGCAAGCGCAGGTTGGTTGTTTTTTGTGATTTCACTGATGTTTTTTTGTTCGGCTGTTCCTACTGCGTAAATCTGAATTGACGCGGCCCCGCTGCTCGATGTTACCAGCTCTAGCGGTGTTGCAAAAATATGCAGTACAAATGATCTGATTTTCTTGTACTTTTCTGTCCCAGCTGGCTTTGCAAATGAAACATAGGCGCAGTCCGCGTTCACTTCTGAGAATGGTGTTTGTCCGAATGTAAACTCTGTGAGATTGCTGTAGTTTTTATCCGGAAATTCTGCTGATACCGCTGTCATTCCGTTTGCTGCCATTTTAAACGTCGGCATTTACTTCGCCCCCATTCTGGCTGTGATGCGTGCGTTTTTGGCGATGCGGAGGATGGTGTCGAGGTCGTCCACATGATCAACGTAGACGGTTGTGTTGTAAGTATCGCCGGATGTGTAGCGCGTTTCGCTGGCTGTCTGGATGCGCGATCCAGACGGCAGATAGATGCGCTCCGGGCCGTTTTCGTTGACCCGTGTGAAGCCGCCGTACCAGTTGTCCGTGCCGGAGGCGTTGCCGCGCAGCTTTTTGAGATATTCCTGCACCCACAGATCCTGCGACTTGCCGAGGACGGAGCTGTCTCCCGCTCGCGCGAGCGCTTCATACTGTGCGTTGGCGTAGGACTCCATGTTTCCGTAGGCTTTTCCGGTGTCGGTGTCGAAGTAGCTGCCGTAGCCGTTCGCGGCGGTCGCGCGGTTCGTATCCTGCTGCATCCACTTGGTATTGAGCTTCTGGACATTCGACATCTGGCCCTTGCCGTAATTCAGGCCGAGCGCCGTTCCGACCTTGTTAAAATCGAGCGACAGCAGGCCGGATACAAAGTCCCCTGCGTCCGCAATGGCTGCCATAAGCTCTGCAAGCGGCCGCAGCGCTCTTGTCAGCGCCGGGACCTTATCGTTGGACAGGGTATCCATCGGCGCGATGATATCGCCTGCCGTTTCTAGCAGCATGCCGAAGGCGTCGACAAGCCCGGACTGCTGCAGCACGTCGCCGATGTACTTGATGCCGCTGGTCACGTCGCCGTAGAATTCCTCGAGGTACGGGGCAAACTCCACGGCCAGCTGGTTTTTCACGCCCTCCTGCGTCTTTTGCAGGCGCTGGTATGCGTCGTCGACCGCGCCGAGCGCGGAAAGCGCCTCGTCGTCGAGCACGTAGCCCATGTTATGGGCTTCGTCAGCGTAGGCCTTGAGGGTTTTCGATCCCTGAATAATCAGCGGATTCAGATCCTGCGCCGAGCGGCCGAAAATGTCCATGGACATTGCGTCCCGCTCGGTTTCATTTTTCACCTGCCCGAGCGCGTCAATCGTTTCGTAGAAAACGTCGTTCGCACTGCGCATGCTTCCGTCAACGGCATTGGTGACGGAAACGCCCAGAGTGTCAAACGCGTCCTTGGCGTTACCGGTTCCGTTCATCGCGTCCTGCATGTTATTGGTCAGTTTACGGAGACTGCCCTGCAGGGTGTCGACAGAGACGTCGATCAGCTCGGTTGCGTAGGAAAACTCCTGCAACTGCTCAGTCGACTGGCCGGTCTGCATGGAGAGCGTGATGATGTTGTCGGCAAAGGCGGCGGACTCCTTCGTCATGGAGATCATGGCTTTTTCTGCCTTGACGATCGCCGCCGCGACGGCAGCGAAGCCGCCAGCCAGCGCCAGTGACTGCGCATCGAGGCTGCCCATGGCGTTCATGGAGGACTTCATGCCGTCCGGCAGCTGAATCCCGAGCTTGGACGTCAGGCCGTTCACCACGTCGCCGAGGTTGCCCATGCTCTGCCCGGCGTCCTCGGTTGCGGTGGTCGTGTCTTCTATCTGCTCTGTGTTGTTTTTCAGCTGTCCGTTCAGCTTGTAAAGCTCGGCTTCCGCGTTATTGAGTTCTTTTTCCCAGCGCAGCGTTTCCACTGCGTTCGATCCGTAATTTTCTGCGGCTTCTTCGAGCCCAGCTTTCAGGTTATCGATTTTGTCATACTGCAGGCTTATTTTTTGGGTTAGCAGGTCCGTTTTCGCCGCCGAAAGTTCTGCTGATTCTGCGTTATCCGCATATTTTGCCGATACCTTCCGCATCTCGGCGTCCAGCACGTCCATGCTCGCGCTGAGCCGTTCGATATTTTTGCGGTATTTTTGTTCTTTTTCACCTTCCATGCGCTTTTCATTTTCGCGCATCTGGTTATTTAGATCGTTTAGTTTCGCTGTTGCGTTTTGCAGGCTGGCCTGCCACGCCATTGTAGCTTTGCTGGATTCTCCCGTTTTTTTTACGGAATTTTTCAGCGCCTCCTGCATATAGCGAATCTTCTCTGTTTGCGAATAGATCTGCCGTTGCAGGATGTCATTCTGTTGCCCTAGCAGCTTTGCGCTGTCTGCATTTTTTCCATACGCAGACGTTACTTTCCGCATCTCAGCGTCCAGCACCTTCATTCCGCTGCCAATTTCTGAGATCGCCTGCTTGTATTCTTTTTCGCCCGAAAGCGTAAATTTTGTATTGATGTTCGGCATGTTAGGTGCCTCCGTTCAGATAGGCCGACAGGCTCTGCGGCTGTTCCTGCTGCTCCGGCTGCTTTTGCGGCGCAAGCGCGTCAAGCAGGAGCGTTATGCGGCGCGGGGACATGGTTTTCCAGAAATCCCGCTCCGGCAGATGCAGCCGGAAGAGCCAGATTGCGAGGAAGCCGGGGAAATCAAAGCCCAGCTGCTTCGGTTTCCCCGGCGTTGTCAGTTTTTTTCGTCTTCCGACGTTTTTTCACCGAGTTCTTCCCCCGGCGGCTCGACCGCAGCCTGAATCAGCGGGTAGATCCGCGTCCCGGCCTCGAGCGTCTGGTGCATGGTGAGATTCCGGCCCATCTGCTTGCTGGTAAAGCGCAGCGGAAGGCCGTTTTCGTCGGTGATGCCCTGCGTGTCTGCGGCATCGGTCAGCATGGCGGCCAGGAAGGCCAGCGTGCTTTTGAGGCCGTGCACCGTATTCAGCGCGCGCAGCAGATTTCCGTCGTATTCGTCCTGCACGTCGGCAAGGACGTTCATGTTGCAGGAGAGCCGGTATACCCGGCCCTCGAATTCATAGTCAATGTTTTTCAGTTTGGTCGTTTCCATCAAGTTTCACCCAGCTTTCCCTTGATCCAGGCAACGGCCTCCGCCGCGGTGTCGACGGTCTCGGTCTCGAGCAGCAGCTCGTCGGTGGAATCGTCCGCAAGGAATTCGCCGGTCGTGGTCGGCGTGTTGAACTGGATGTTCTCGCCCTTTGTCTGGTAGGACAGCGAGGGCGGGCCGAACAGCGCTTTCGGCACCCAGACGCAGGTGTATTTGGTCACGCCGTCGATCTTATCCGGCGCGTAAAAGCCGACGCCGACATAGTTTGCGATGTCCTTGGCCGAGAATTTCAGATTTTCCTTGCTCGTATCGGATGTGCAGCCGTAGAGCATCGCCTGTGCGGCCCTTTTGATGTACTTGACAGCCAGCGAGATCGTGCCTCCGGTGGCAAGCTTGATGTACTCGGCAAGCTTGGATTCTGCGTACAGGCGGCCCTCGGCGAACTTGAGTTCCAGCTGCGCGCTCATGGCGTCGCCGACGTCGGTCGGCTCTGTGTAGGTCACGGTGCCGGACGTGTTTTTATACTTTCCCGCCCGGATGCCGCGTAAGTCAAAACTAGGCATTACAGTAAGCCCCTTTCTTTCAGCTTTTGTGTAAGGATTTTTTCAAGTTCCGCGTTCACGCGCTTCTGCGCGCTGCGGACACCCTTTGTCCAGAAATAAGTCCCGTCGATTTTTCCGTATTCCGCACTGCGGCCGTAATTCAAAACAAAAAGCACGGTCGCTCTGCGCGTTCCGTGCTCGTTTTTGCCGACTGCCGTGATGGTGATATACGGATCTCCGTTTTTGTCCTGCTTGATTGTTTTTCGGTATTTCACGCTGGAGGCGTAGGCTTCCGTGCGGAACCCGCTCGCCCGGACGGCATTTTGCAGTTCCTCGACGATGATATCCCCGGCGGCGTATAAAAGCTCCTGCTGCGTTTCGTCGTCAAACGCGCTGGCCTTTTGGAGCGTCGCTATGAGCTCATCCGTGCCTGAAAACGAGATCTTAGCCATATTCCGCGCCCTCCGTTTCGGCGATGAGCGCGATCTGCGTGCGGCCTGTTTCCTTGTCGTAGATTTCCATGTCGACGGTGACGATGTAGCCTGCTGTCTCCAGCGCGGCTTTTGCGCGCTTCAAAAGTCCGGCGGCAAAGCCCTCGGCGAAGATGGAAATGGCGTACTGCACGCCGGTCTCGGCCTCGCCGCCCTCGGCGTAGAGCTGCCCGGACTGGCCGAGCAGCTGATAGGTGATGTAGGTTTCTTCCGCGCCCTTGTAGGGCGGGTGGCAGACCGGAATGCCCAGGTCTGCCAGTGCCTCATAGATCATCATGCGCCGTCCCTCCGCTTGCAGGTCAGCTCGGTTTCCTCTGTTTCCTGCCCGTAGCTGCGGACGACGTCAAAGACGTCGGAGCCGCAGACGAGCTGCTGCTCGCCGCCGTATTCCGCGCTGTGCATGCGGAAAATTGCGTCCGTGCGCTTGCCGGCTTGCGCGGCCTGATAATACTCGGCACGGTTTACGGACTTGCGTGCAGCCCAGACGGTGGTCTCCCGCTCGAGCTTTTCCGTCGTCTGGCCGTTTACGATGGGGTAGGAGAACAGGCGCAGCGTGATCTGCGTGTCAAAGATCACAGCAAGCACCTCCTGCTCCGCCGCTGGCCGGGACTTCCCGGTAATCGTCCGAGAGTCCCATGGCGTCGCGGATATCTGCAAAGCAGGTCTTCCATTCCTCGCCCCGGCCGCAGAAATCATGCTGCCAGCGGACGTATGCGCGGACGGCGTCTTTGACCAGCGGATCTTCGTCCGCTCCCTCTGCGCCCGCAAGGTGCAGGCGCATGAGGCAGGCGTCGATCTCGTCTTTGAGCTCGTCGTCAAGGGCGTTTGTGGTCAGCCGCAGGGCGGTTTTTGCAACGTTGATCAAAGCCATTGGTTATCCCTCCCTGTTGGCCGCGCGCCGTCAGGCCTTCTTCTTGGTCAGCGTGACGAGGCTGTTGACGTCGACGCACGCACCGTCGGCGATCTCGATGGCCTTTGTGACCTCGTCGTCGGTGTCCTCGTCGGTGTAGCGCTTTACCGTCATGCCCATGTTCTCGTTCCAGAGGTAGTACGCCGGGTCGAACATAAAGGCGAAGACGGTGTCGGCCGTGACCGACGCCGCAAATGCCGGCAGGTAGTCGCCGGTCAGAATGACCTCGCGGCCAAGGATGTAGTTGACGGGCTTGCCGTTGATGCCGTAGTTGACGCGCGCGACAGGCTGGCCGTTGTTGTCGACCATGCCGACGATCTGCGTCTCGAAGGTCTTCTTGGACATGAACCAGACCGCGCCGTCATATGCCTGCGGCAGCGCAGCTTCGGCCTTGCACAGATCCTTGTAGGTCAGAGCAGTTGTCGCGGCGGCAATGTTGATGTTCTGGCCGGTCGGGGCGGTCTCCGCAAGGATTCCCTTCGGCTGGCCGGAACCGGTGCCGTTGATGATGGCCTGCTCCTTCGCCTTTACCATCGCATTTGCGACGTTCCGGACAAACTGTGCCTCGAACATCGGGTATGCCATGATAGAAACTTCCAGCGACATGGAGATCGCGCAGCGCAGCTTGTGGTACGCAAAGACGATCTTGCCGGTCGAAGTCTTCTGCTTGTCAGAGCCCTCGCCCTCGGCGACCCAGGAGGCCGTCGGCTTGGCCGAGCTGGTCGGGACCTGGACGCCGCCCGCGTAGGACGTGTGTGTTACGCGCGGCAGGATCATGCCGATGGCTTCCATCTTCTCGTAGATCTTCTGGATGGTCGTGGTCGGGATGACGCTGCCGACGTCGGAGGTCTTGGTGTTGGCGTCCACGTTGGTCAGCTCTGCCGGGATCTTCTTGCCGGTCAGGACGTAGTTCATAAAGGCTTTCTTGTACTCGTCGGTGTCGTACCGGTCGAGCACGTCCGGGGTCTTGGCGCCGCCGGACAGGTCGACGGACTGCGCTGCCGCAGCCGGGGCCGCAACCTTCTGGCCTGCAAGCGCGTTGAGGTTCGCCTGGATCTTGGCTTCCTCCTCAAACTTGGCGTCGAGGGCTTCGACTTCCTTCATCTTGGCCTGCGCCTCTGCGGTCTTGCCTTCGTCCAGCAGCTTCTGGGCGTCGTCCATGAGCTTCTGGCGCTGGATGTTGTAAAATTCCTTTGTCATTTCAATTCTCCTTTGAGTTTTAAAAATTTCAGTTTTGCTTCTGCCTGCGCCCGTTCGGGCATAAAAAAATCAGGCTCTGCGGCCTGACCTTTTAAAAAGTTTTCCGCGCGCCGGAGCGCGTCTTCGCTGAGCATGCCGGAATAAAAATCCGCTGCCATCGGCTTCTGGCCGGTATCCGGCTGCATCACGCGGTCGACGAGTCCGAGTTCTACGGCCCGCTCCGCTGTGATCCATGTTTCTGCGTCCATCATGGCGGCGATCTCCGCCTCCGGCCTGCCGGTTTTGGCGACGTAGGCCGAGGATATCGCGTGATTTGCGTCGCGCAACGTCCCGGCGGTGTGCTCCATCTGGCGGTAGTCTCCGCTGGCCTCAGTCTGCACGTTGTGGATCATCATCATGCCGGTCGGCGTCATTTCTGATTCTCCCGCCATGGCGATGATGGACGCGGCCGAAGCCGCAAGGCCTACGATGCGGATGTGGACGCCGCCTGCGTAGCTGCGCAGGGCGGTATAGATCTCGCTCGCGGCGAAGATCTCGCCGCCGCCGGAATTGATCTCGACCTCCGCCCGCTCGCCGTTGCCCTTGGCAAGTGCGTCGGCTACGGATTTAGGGCTTGTCGCCTCCATGCCGTACCACTGGTAAAAGCGGTGCTGATTGCTGGATACGATTGGTCCGCGAATGCTGATCTTCATGTGGTTTCATCTCCTTTCTGCGTGGTGTTCCGGTCGACCGGCTGCGTGTCCAGCCTGCGGATTGGCTTGTCTCCGCCGTCGACCGGTGCAAGATTGAACGCACGCCGCCATTCATTCGGCGTCAGCGCGCCGCGGTCGACCATCTGCAGGAGGTTGAGCTTGGTCGAGGTCGACGCGAAGTCCCACGCGGACGCCTCAAAGACGATGCGGTTTCCGCAGCCGCGCTCGCGCCGGGAAAAGAGCTTGCGGGTGTACTCGCCGCTCAGCTGCTTCAAAACCGGCTCGATCTCGGCGTCAAAATAGGCGTTCTGCTCATCCTCCGTCGCAATGGATGTGACGATGTGCGGGTTGGTATTGAACAGGGCATAGATGCGCTGCGTGGTCTTATCCATCTGGGCGGCGTTCGGGACGTAGTCCTTGGGGTCGATCTGCTTGGCCTCGGCCTTTGCGTCGACGGCCGCGACGCCCGTGCCGTTAGTCACGTTCAGGAAACTGTCCGCGAAGTCCTGCGCGCGCTGCTTCACGTCCTCCGGGCGCATGGACGCGGCGAACATCAGCAACCAGCGAATCACGGCGCTGTTTCGGATGGCCTTTACAATGCCCTGATCTGTCGTGGTGACAATCTCCATCAGCGGCACAATGGCCGGAGCAATGGGGTCGCCGAAGATGTCGTTTTCGTAAAAATCCCCACGCAGGTGGATCACATCGTCGTAGGCAAATGTCAGGACGTTGCCGTTCTGCATGTAAAATTTCATGTACAGATTCCCGCCTGCGTCGTAAACGGCGTCGGCCTGCATGGCCGCGACCGGGAAAATGGCGTTTGGCAGACCGTTTTCATCCCGCAGGATCACGGCGAAGGCGTTGTTGTTGAGGACCAGCTGCGCGGCCAGCTTCTCCTGCAGCAGCTGGCCTGTCATGTACTGGTTCGGTTCCTCGAGCAGGAACCGGATATACGGCTCCGGGTTTACAGCGATCTTCCGCGTCTGGGCGGTGATGGTCTCCCGGATGTGCTTGGCCGTCAGTTTGCCGATGGCCTTGATCTTGGGTCGGATGCAGGCGCGGACGATATCGGACTGATACATTTTGCCGTTGTAGCTGTAAAAGCCGTTCCCGCGCTCCTGCACCATCTGGACGGTCGAGACGCGCTTGGTGGTCGTGATATTCGTCAGGAGGTTTTTAAAAAATCCCATTGTCTCACTCCTAGAGCATACTGGTGTATTCTGCCTGCTTCTGATCGTAGATCGTGTAGGCGTCTAGCAGGGCCGCCGTGCCGTCGATGCGGCGCGTGGACTTGCTCGTTTTATGCGGCTGGATATTGCCGTTTTTGTCCTCGTCGTAGGCGGTGTTTGCCATGCACCACTTATCAATCGGGTTGTTGTTGTAGACGATCCGCTTGGATTCCAGATCGTTACCGCATCGCTTCATCGGCTCGGAAAGCGTTTTCACGCCCTGATGCACGGGGATCATGGCCTCTGCTCCAAAGTAGTCCGACATGCTGTCCGTCCAGTAAGACGCCGACCACGCATCATAGCCGATAAAGGGTATAAAAATATCGAGGTCTTCCTGCACCTCGATAAACCATTGCTTTACGTCCTCATAGCGGATCTTGTTGCCCTCGGACAGCCGAAGCAGCCCGCGCTCGTGCCACTTGTCATACGGGATTTTGTCCTCGGTCACGCGCTTTTCCAAAAGCTCCTGCGGCAGCCAGTACATTTGCAACACAAACAGGATATCCGGCATCTCCGGCACTTGGAAAATCACCTTTGCCGCCGTCAGGTCGGTGGTCTTGGACAGATCCGCGCCGCCGATGCCGTAGCGCGGGTAGGACAGCACGCGCTCCTGCGCATTCCCGTCCGCCATGTAATGCCGCCAGATCAGGCGGCGGTTTTCCCGGTCGAGCTGGAACGTGTCGCGATTGTCCAGCTGCTCAAAATTGAGCCAGGCTTCGGAGGACGTTTCGCGGATGTTGAAATCCTTGCAGACGAGGTTTCGGACGAGGGCCGGGTTTTTCTCCGCCCGCTCGACCCGCTCTTTCAGCGCCGTGTAGCTCTTGATCGTCCCGAGGCCCGGATTTGCCTTTTTCCAGCAGTCCGGGTCGGTCCACTCGCTGCGCTTGTCGAGCTCGTAAATAAACGCGATCCGGCGCGGGTCGTGGTACCCGTCCGGATCTTCATAGCCGTTTATGATGCGCTCGGCTTCTTCGTATTTTTCGTCGTAGATGTCCTCGCGGATGGTGCCCGCGGTGGAAGTGATAAAGATCAGCGGCTGCTCACGGGCCGTCACGCCGTCTGCGATGATATCATACAGGGCGCGCCCGCTCTTCCACTGGTGGATCTCATCCATCATGGCCCCGTGGATGTTGAGGCCGTCGAGGGTGTCGCTGTCAGAGGCCAGCGGCTTGAAAACGCCGTCGTTAAAATCGCTGTCCAGCTCAGCGACCAGACTGCGCATCCGGCGGCAGAGCGCCGGGGACTTCTTGACCATCCGCTTTGCTTCCTGCCAGATGATCTTCGCCTGGTCGCGTTTGGTCGCGACGGCGTAGACCTCCGGACCTGCTTCGCCGTCCGCAAGCTGGAGATACAGGCCGACGCCGGATGCCAGCAGCGATTTGCCGTTTTTCTTGCCGACGATGAGGATCGCTTCGCGGTACTGCCGGTTCCCCCCGATATCGATAAAACCGAAGATCGTCGCCAGCAGCGCCTTTTCCCAGAGCTCCAGTTTGACGAGTTGTCCGCCCGCCTTGCCCTTGGAGTGGTGGCAGTAGTTCTCAAAAAACTCGAGGACGTGGTTGGCGCGGCGCGGCGAGTAGTAAAACTCGGAATCTGTGTTTTCCAGCTGCTCCACCACGTGACGGTAGGTCTTCTGTACTTTCAGGCTGACAGTCTCGCGGCCCGACTGGATCGCGTCCCAATACTCGAGGATGGGGTTGTAGGTCTCCGGGTAGCGCGTGAGCTTCATTCCTCGTCACGCTCCCGGACAAAGCTTGCAAAGCCGTCGTCCTCCTGCTTCTGCGCGGTGTCCGGCTTCGGCAGGAGCGCGGTCAGCTGCTTGATGATTTTCTGATAATTCGCGTTCGTGGAGTTGTACGCCTGCCCGATGGGCCGGGCGCGGTCATATGGCTCCAGTCGCTCCGACTGCTGGAATTTCTCCGTCCAGCCGTTTTCCCGCAGGTCGTCCGCCATGTCCTCGCACTCGATGCGCATAAAGGCAGCCTGATCTATGAGGCCCGCGACGGTCCCGGCCGCTTCCTTCGGCAGATTCCGGTAAAGCTTTTTCAGGCGCGCTTTCTCCGCGCGGATCCTCTGTTCTTTGGTCTTTTCACGCTGATTCGCCACAGAAAACGCCTCCTTTTTGCGTGATTTTTGCCTCCTGCTCACGCGTGCGCGTGGATTACTTATCGCCGCTTCAAAGCAGGGGGGCCTCGCGAACAGTCTGCGTATTCTTCCGAGGTAGGGCGTGCGGTGATCTAGCCGGCGCCCCGGCCTCGCGCGACGGGGGGGATCGGGTCTCCGGCGGCGTCGAAGAAAATTTTTTGCGTCAGAGATTTTGCGACTCCGTGACCGTCGAACTGATCGTGACAGTCTTTACAGACGTACTCGAGGTTGGAGTAGGACAGGCTGACGTCCGGGTCGGTGATGTTGTCCGGCGTGAGCTCCCGCTTGTGATGGACGATGTAGCCCGGCTTGTCCCGGCACTCTTCGCACAGCCCGCCGTCGATGGTCCGGCGGAACTTGATATACCCGGCGCGGCATTTCTTCCAGCGCGCGGATGCGTAAAAGCGCGCGGCCCATGGCTGCATCCTGTTCCCTCCAATTCTTCACGCTATCACTGTAGCACAGATTTTAGGCTCTGTTAGCTCAACTTTTGCGGTAGCCCATTGCCCGCGCTGCCTCGTAGACAAAGCGGCTGTACATCCGCTTGGCCGTGGATGTGCTCACGTGCACCTGCCGGGCAGCGGACTCCAGGCTCTCGCGCGGCCAAATCCATGTATGCAGGCGCACGATCTCCAGCACATCGCCGCCGTCCCGCCAGGTCTGCACGGTGTTGATGGCGGACTGGATCGCCGTGTAGTCCTCGTACTCCCGTGAGGACAGGACGCGCACCGCAATGTCCTCGACGGCGCGGCCGGAGGATTGCCCTCCTGGCTGTGAGGAATATCCCGGCGTGATCTTCTGCCGGCTCATATCCCGAACCTGTCGGCTCAGTTTCGGGTATTCGCCGATGGTGCGGCAGACATTCCCGTACCACCAGTATCTCGGTTTCGACATCTGTTCAGCTCCTTCCTTCTTCGTCGCAAAACTCAACACATTTACAAGGCTTAAAGAAGGCGGCTCCCGTTCCGCTTATGTGTCTCGTTTTTGGGGTCCCATACATATTTGAAATATAGGAATCCATACTGCGTGGCTCTGGACTCGACGAGGATGTATCCGCGCGGGGCGACTGGCGGGCGCTTCGGGCTGTAGTCCCGGACCGCCTCGGTCGCTGGCTCCGGCTCCGGCCGGACGCAGTTGCGGCTGGCCTTGTACCGGTGGCTGCCGAACTCCTTGCGCCAGTGGCCGTGCAGGTAGTTGGCCAACGCCGTGTAGTCCTGCCCGTGGTCGACCTTATTTCCGTTCTCATCCAGATAGTAGTTGTGCTTCCGCAGCGGCTTGCAGTCGATGACGCTGCCGAGGCCCCAGAGCCTGCCGAGCTCATCGGCAGGAATGCCGTCCGTGATCAGGTGCAGGTGGAAGCGGTTGGTCGATTTGCCCCGGCCGTAGACGATGACGATCTTGGCCTCCGGATACCGGTAGACCATGCGGCGGTAGAAATTATCCCGGATCCTGCGCATCTCCTGCGCGGTATGTACCTCATGCTCTGGATCGAGCGTGAGCGTGGAGTAATAACTGGTCGGAGAGAAGTTGGCGTTGACGAGCGCCGCGAACTTCGCGGCCGAGACTCTGGTGTTGAATTCCTCGCGTTCTTCCTGCGACTGGAACCGCTGCTTCTTCGGCCGGCTGGTCTTCAGATCCGTGCCGCCCGCCACCGTGTACACGATCTGCTCGCAGACCCTCCCGGAAAACTTCCGGCGCTTGTGCCTCTTTGCCATAACTCAGCCTCTCTTTTATACAAATAGCGACAGCTGCGCCGTATGCGCGGCGAAACGTTCCTCTTGTTTTGCGAAATAATCCTTGTCGATCTCGCACCCCACGAAATCCAGCCCTGCGTCATACGCCGCGATCCGGCTGCTCCCGCTCCCAAGGTGCGTATCGAGGACCTTATCTCCCGGCTTTGCGTACCTGGCAAAGACCCACGCATAGAGCGCGACGGGCTTTTGCGTTGTGTGGATGCGCTTATCGTCCTTTGTCCCTTGCGGTGCAGCCTTGAAAATTTTGCTCGTCGTCCCAAGCCCTTCTGATATCGCCGCAATTTCCGCCTGCGACATCGTAAAATTCTCGGAGATTGTTAGCTTTTCCCACACAATAAACCCTTTGTACGCGGGCAATCCGAAGTTATTTGCCCCCCCACACAATTTGCTCTTTTCTCACTCTTTTCAGCTCCGCAAAGTATTCCTCACTCGGCTTATCTCCAAAGCAGGCGAGCGATCCATTCCTTCTCATGTCCTTCGTTGGCGCGTTCTCGTCAGCGTCTCTGTATGGAGGGTCCACCACTGCCAAATCAAATGCTTTATCCGGCAGCGTCCGCATATACTCCATGCAGTCCACGTTGTACGCAATATTCACAGATATCCCTCCCATCTCTGCCCGCTCAAAGCGTGGCCGGAAATTCCGGCCATGCGTTCAACTGGCAGTCCCTTCTTCTGTGTACCCGCACGCCGTACACATACACGTATCTGTCTTTTCGTCCCAGCGGCAGCAGCCCACAGCCCAACATTCCGGGCAGATTGGCCACGGGCCTTTTTTCCCGGCCGGATCTGGACCCGTTCCGATTGGTGTCTCGTCTCGCAGTGTAGCCGGAGACTTCGGCCACATTTCGTCAAGCAACGCGTCTATCCTGCTTTTCAGGATTCGCAGCTTAAAAAACACCAGCACGCCCAGCGCGATCCACTCCAGCGCGGCAGCAAGCTCCAAAATCTCAATGATCATTTTCTTCTCCTTCCACCCCTTCCAATTCTCCTTTGCAGTATGTGCAGCGGCTCGGCAGGATTTTTTTCAAACCGCCTTTTTTCCAGAGTTCGAAGCACGGTTTCTCCGGTCTGCCGCAGTATGGGCATCGGTAGACACGGAAGATATCATCCCAGCGCCAGACCATGCGGACTTCGTTTTTCTCCTTCAAGCCCCATCACCTCCCTCATTGCTTCAACCAGCCTCTTTTCAAGTTTGTCCTGGTCGGTCTTGCATTCCATCGTTGCGCCCTCCTGCTCTACCCACACTCCGTCCGTTCGCTTCGTAAACCCAGCAGGCGCGAAATTTCTGGCGTGCTCTAGCTCCTGCGTATTCCTGCACTGTGGATAGCTGCATTTCTCGCAAGCCTTTCTGTCGCAAAGGAACAGGATCTTCCGCTCTTTCGCCTGCGATACGCCGCCCGGCAGAAGAACGACTGACTGCCCGATTTCCGCCGCAAGCTGCTCCTGAAGCTTTTTCCGATCGCCGTCACGCAGTCCGACTGTGCATTCCAGCAAAATCATTTTCTTTTTTCCTCCACGTCTTCCGGCGGACGGCTGAACGAGAATTCCTTGCGGTTCCCAACAAACTTGGCCTCCGTCCACCTAATCCCAGCGATTTTCATGCCGCATTGCGGGCATTTTTGTGGTCTGACGATTCGTTCTTCGAGTCCAAAGTCAAGGGTGTCTTCTGCGCCAAATGGAAAGATGTGCCGTCTTGCATCGTCGCTCACGCTGAATTCGTCGAAGATATAGTTGCATACCGGGCAAACGGGGCACGAGTCCAAGACTCCCTCGCTCTTGCTTCCTCGTTTTTTGATATTTTCTTCTGTTTTTCTCTGATTTTCTTCCGCCGCGTCGTTTTCCCGGATCTTCTGGTAGTATTCCAGCAGCTTCTCCTCGGCATTTTTGAGCAGCACGGTATAGCAGTCCGGCACATCCTCCGGGAACCATCCTGCGATGGGGCCGCCGTTCAGCAGGCACTTGTCGCAGTCGTCCGCCCTGCACGCCCCTATTGCCTGCATGATCTCCGCAAAGCTCATGTCCTTTTTGCCAAGCCGCAGCGCTTCCCGGCGCTTGTCTTTCTTACTCATCCCTGTTCCGCCTCCATTTCCTTGCGCTCCTGCATAAAGCCGTGCAGATAGAGCTGCAGGAGCTTTTGGGCGGTGTTGATGTACTTGTTGAGATCCTTCTTCCCGATCTGCAGTTTGCCTGTGGTTACGACGCGCAGGTCCGGCGTGCCGATGACCTGGATGCAGGCGGGCTCGTTTTCCTTCGGGCCGTCAGCCGTCATCTCAAACAGCGGAGGCGTCAGCTGGTCCATAGTGACGCGCGGCGGATATTTCTCATCCCGGAACTCGACGTACCAGCCGGCATCCTCCATGGACGTCTGGAATCCGCCGAGCTCGCCATAAAACAGCTCCATGATCTTTCCCATTGCGATTCTCCCTTCAAATTGTAAGTACTCCCCGCCTCGACTGGCGGGTGAATTTTCGTTCCGGGCAGAAGCGGCATTCGGTGCAGCTCCAGGCGCCGCGGTAGTTGTTGCGCGTCGGGCAGAGTGGGTTGTAACAGATCCCGGAGCCTGCCCGCCGCGGGCCGCGGCCGAATTTTTTCTTCTTCGGTTCGGCTTTTGGCTTTTTGGCTGGATTCTTCTTGGTGACGAGCGTGGCCGCGCGTTCTTTCCGGAAGCAGCCGCAGCTTTTTGCTTGCCCGTTCCGGAGGTACCTTCCGTCCTTGCTGCAGATGGTCCCGCATTTACACCGGCAGATCCAGTGTGCCGTGTCTCCTTTTTTGCTGGTATCCCGCCCGATGACATGCAAATATCCAAAGTCCATGCCCGTCAGATCGACTACGTGTGACATTTCCATTCTCCTTTCGTCAGGGGCCGGTCTCCCGGCCCCTATGCAGAGCGGACTTGCACCGCCTGCGCCTGCGCGTCCCCCTGTCGCCGCAGACGAGCTGCCCTTGTCTGCTCAGGCAGCTTTCCATAAGGAGGTAACACGATGCCGCCGGGCGATCCCGACACCCGGCGTGGGGTAACGTTGACGGTTCCCATCCGCGCGCACGTTCCACACGCGCTTTTTATCCCCGGCCCGCGGGCTTGAGGTTTCGCGGGCCGGGTGCAAAGCCGGGTTGATCCTCCCGCAGCCGTCTCATGGCGGAGCGGCCGCGGCCAAAGTCCGAAAAAATATGGTCCCCGGCTGATTGCTGGTCTTAGTCCTCGGGCTGGCTGATGTCCTTGTGCCGCAGCCCGTCGGCGTTCTCGGTCAGCGGCAGCGCCTGCCGCCGCGCGTGCTCATCCGGGTTCCAGCCGCACCGCGCGCAAAGAACCGGCGCGAGCTTTGCATACGGACAGGCATTGCCCTGCTTCGGCAGCCCGCATGCCTCGCGCGGGCTGCTCTCGTTTTTTTCTGGCATGTTAGACCTCCTGGATCTCGATCCCGAATTTTGACCGCATGAATTTGCGGTTCCGCAGGTACTCCTTTGTCCGCGTCGGCTTGGACTTCACATCTTCGACGACGAGCTTGCCGCCGAATTTGTACGAAAAGTCCGCCGTGTACCGCACTGCGCGGATGCGCTCGCCAGTCTCGGTGATGTAACTCTCCTGCAAGGTGAACTGCGGTTGCAGGCGCAGATCGGAGATGATCCCGGCCCGAAGCATCACCATCAGCTCGTCATACCGCCGTGCCTCCTTCTGGCTGTCGAAGCGCAGCTCGCCGCGCGTATCCTTCCGGCTGCCGTACTTCGTCTTCCCACGGCTCCCCTTGTGAAGGGGAGCTGGCGCCGCAGCGCCTGAGAGGTCGATCTGCTGCCTGGCATACAGCTCCCGCATCCTCGGCGGCATGTCCGCCATGGATTCAAACCGCAGCCCGCTCATTCTGTAACTCCGTTTGTTCGCGGTTTTCCGGCTGTGCATCCAAAATCTGCGTGATGATACTCTCCAACTGTTCTGCAGCACGCATATCCCTCGCACCACGCTGCATACTTACTGTGCCTGCAGTCCTTGCACCGCACCACCTCCGCAACGTCGGCGGCGGGCAAGTCCTTAACAATCTGCAACTGTATTGGAGCGTAGCACATTCCAGGTGCAAATAGTGCTTTCAGCGCCGCCTCGCGGCTGATGTATTCGTCAGGCATCTTCGTCATCTCCAAAGTGCTCGTCGTATTCTTCTGGCGTGATGAACTGAATATCGTCGCCGGTATAGCCGACTACGTCAAGGCACATCAGCTCTATCAGCGTATCTTTATTGATACACTTGCACAGATCTTCATACGGGATCGTGTTTTCTGCCTCGAAGCTCATCTGCGCTCCGAACTCTCCTCGGACGGTAAAGCACACACGGTTTTTAACCATCCTTCTTGCCCTCCTCTACACGCGACTTAAGCCATTCTTTGATTTGCATCGCGCAGGAGCAGCAAAGCTCAATATCAGGTGATTTCTCATGGAACGCGCGTCGTACGTTTACATACGTCGCAGAGCTTGTGGGGTTTATCTCCGCCCCGCAGCGGTCACATACTCGTTTCGTTGCCATCCTTCTTGCCCTCCATCGCCCGCTCTGCACAGAGGCAGAGCGGTGTGTAGAATTTGCAACTCTGTGTGTTCTGGTACACAATAAATTTCCTGCTGCGATCTATTTTCCCGTATCTGTTGCGCGGGTGCGGCCGCTTCGCGCACAACCCGTGCCTGGTTCCCGATTCGCGCTTGAAATTGTCGCAATTCCCGCATGTTTCGTTCTGGCTTTCCGGCATGATCCTGACGCGCCCGTCCTTGTCGGCCTCGGCAAGCTCTACAAGCCTGCTGATTGGCGTATTGTTGAGCGTTTCGAGATCAACCATGTGCTTTGCGGCCAGCGCAAGCTTAACCGTTTCCACTGCTTCCGGTTCAATCCCCGTGTCCTCGTAGGCTTTCAGCCGTCCGTACAGATCGCGGGCCATCTTGCGGAAAATATCCTTGCCAAATCCGTTGCTCGTTGGGCCGTTGATCAGCACGTTGAGCGTGCTATCCCGGCTCTGCTTCCAGTCGATTTCCTTGCCGCCGATCGCGGCGTGCAGAAATCGGTCGGTACCCGGGTCTACGTTGATATTGGGACTTGTCAGTCGCTCCATGTCTCTTCCTCCACATACCGCCAGCTCTGCGGCGGGCGGGTGATTGGCTTGGGTTTTACCTTGAGCGCTACCTCCACCTCATTTGGCACAGCGTAAAATTCCCGCAGCTCGCGCGGGGTGTCGTAAATCTTGAGATTGGAGATGTGCCAGCCGAAGGTAATGTTGCTGATCTCATCGCACAGAAATTCCCCGATGACTTTGCCGTTTCCGCATTTGTATATGTAGCACTTAAACGGCGTATCCATCTTCGGGCGCGTCTTGCGCACCTCGATCGTTTTCTGCCCTTCCATGATCTTCTTACACCACTCCGGGCGAATGCTGATCAAAACAGCTTTACTCATGCTTTTCTCCCTTCTCCCGCAGCGCCGCGTTCTCGGCGGTCAGGCGCTCGATCAGTTCTGCTGCGGCCGTATTTACCTCCTCAAAACAGTCTTTGTTCCCTACTACGGGGCATTTTTCGCACGGGACTCCAATTTTGCAGCACCGCAGCGCCTGCACGATTTCCTTGTTTTTCATGGTTTTCCTCTCCAATACTCATTAAATTTCTTTCCCGTAATAATCGGGCGGCACCATTCGCGCTGGAAGCGCCGCCAATCCGGATCATATTTTCCATCTTCTCCGCGAAACAGCATTGCATACGGGACAAATCCTGCCTGCATTGTCTGGATCAGGCGTAATTCTGCCGCATCAAAAGAATCTCCGTCGTATCCACACAGCACATAGCAGCACATTGTGTGGCTCGACGGCCTGAATCCTGCCGCGCGGAATTTTCGTCCCATTTCGATCAGCGGTTCCAGATCATCTTTCGTATCGTAGGCCGTGTAAATGCGGGCCGGTTTCACTTCGTACAGCAAATCCGCCTGCCACTGTTGGAGCAGCGCCGGTTCCAGTCCGCCTGAGAATACTGCCGGGTGCTTCTGCCGCTTGAGCATGGCGCAGACAGCTCGGAAATGCTGCTCCGACGTGGCGAGGATGTTGTCGTCTAGGATATTCCAGCCGTCCACGATTGGCAGCTCTTTGATTTCTCCGTGTGCGCAGCGCGGCACGGAGCAGAACCAGCAATCCTTTGTGCAACCGCGCGAGGTGAAGATCATTCCGTCCCGCAGATACAGCCCAGGCGTAAAGTCTCCCATGCGATCATCAAACGCCGGGCCGCCGACCTCCACCGGAACGCCGAGGATCTGCCATGCGTAGTACAGATCTTCGGCCTTTTCGAGATCCCATGTAAACGTTACGGAGATATGTACCTCTGTCACGCCCGCCTTGATGCAATCGGCGATATTTTCGATTGTCGGCGGGCCGAAGAATGCGAGCGCATCCGTCGGGGAAGCGTTCGTTTTTCTTGGAAAGACGCGAGCAATTTGCTCTAAGTCCATCGGTTCAGCTCCTCCATCAATGCCTTAAAAATCGGGTATGCCTGCTGCGGCACTACAGCGTTTCCGAGGCATTTAAGTCTGTCCACCCTGGCGGGAATCCCATGAGCCACTCTACCCACGTCGGGTTCAGCTTCCCAGCAACGTCCGTCCGCAAGCTCCTGTGATTTTCCCCACCGTGCGTCCCCTGCGCATCCGCTGCACATGGCGTCGTAAACAGCTTCACTGCATTCGCCAGCTGGCGCACGTGATGGTTGTTCCCCGGCATCTTCGGCTGCGTCAGGTGTTTCAGGCTGTTTGCGCCCTTGCAGTCCCGAGCCGTCGGCGTCGGCCACATCTGCGATGCCGACGAAGAACACCCTCGATCTCCTGTGCCAAGCTCCGACAGCCGCAGCCTCAAAATTAAACACGACGACGTGATAGCCAGCACGCTCCAGATCCTTGACCACCTGCCCGGCGGCAATCTTGATGATTCCAGGTACGTTCTCACCGACAACGCAACGCGGGCGCAGCTCGGTGATAACTCGAAGCATCTCCGGCCAGAGGTATCGATCATCCCCTTTGCCCTTTTGCTTTCCAGCCACGGAGAAGGGCTGGCATGGGAATCCGCCGGAAATAACGTCAACTGTTCGTAGGCCTGTCCGCTCATAAAAACTCTCCTTTGTCAGCGTCCGGACATCACGCCAGCGCGGCACGTCCGGCCAGTGCTTTTCCAGCACCTTCGTCGGGTAGTCGGCAAACTCACACTGCCCGACGGTCATAAATCCGGCCCACTCGGCAGCCAGATCAAGCCCGCCGATCCCGGAAAACAGGCTCAGATGCGTCAGCATTTTGTTTCCTTCGCCGTCGGCGTCAGCTTGGCCAGCATGATCTGCCCCAGATCCGCAACGTAGACCAGCCGCCCGCGGCTGTACACCATCAGCTTGTCGTCCCGGATCTCCATCCGGTCGGCCTCGATGTTGGTGATATCGTTGCAGCAGTCACACACAAACCTCATACCAGCGCCCCCGTCCGTGGGTCCGGCGTGTAGTGGAGCTTGGTTGCGCGGGCGTTCTGATGGTACTCCGGGCGGGTGAATTTATAGCCCCAGTGCTTGGCGGCGGTAAAAAGGGCCGCATAGCCATCCTCGGCGCGGACGGTCACTTTCTGGTCTCCATATGTAACGGAAAAGTGGTTCTGACCGGTATATCCGGCCTGTGCGATCACGGCGGGGCACCGCGGCGCCCGCTCGCCGGGGTAATCGATGCTATTTCGCAATGTGTTTGCGCCTCCTTATCTGGTTGTCGGCATGGACCATCTGCTTTCCCGCTGCAAGATCGGGCTGCAGGCTGTCCCTGTCTCGGTGGTTGACGTCGTAGATGTGGTTCCGTATGCTCTCGTAGAGCGTCCAGGTGCAGCACCCGGCGCGGCATGTGCCGCTTCGGTCCGGGCAGTTCCGGCCGCAGGGCGGCGGGATGGGCCGCATGCGCGGCGCAAAATAATTCACTCTGATTCCTCCTGCACGTGCTGCAGCCATGCCGCGAGCGTTTGCAGCGCCGTCTCGCGCTGCAGCAGGTCTTCGACCGTATCCCGGTCGACGCGCGGCATGCTCTGCAGGATCTCCCGGTCATTGGCGCAGTCATCGGCAAAAGCCAGAACGGCGTCGATGATGTCGGCCAGCTGATCCGGACGGAGCTCGACCGGGATCTTTGGCTCGTCCTTCACCGGCTTCACAGGATCCCGTAAGTGGTCAGGCCCAGCGCGATCGCGCCGGTCGCGACGCATGCGTCGGTCATCTCTGCGTACCCGGCGATCACCGCCAGCACAAAGGCCGCGCCGCCCAGCCACACGCAGCAGGTCTTCGCCACCCGCCGCATGGCCTCCCGGTACCGCAGCTCCTCCAGCAGCCGCTCCTGCCGCTCCCTAGTCTCTTCCTCCGGCTCATACCCGAGCCGCTCTGCAAGGTTGGTTCTCATTCTGTCAACTCCTTCATCCATACCGGGCTGTCCTCCCGGTTCACGCAGTAGCGCATGGTTTCCTTGAATTCCTCGCCTATTCCCTGCTGGCAGAACGCGGCATAAAATATGTTCAGGATTCGCGCTGCAGCAGCGCTCAGTTCCAGCGCGTTGCCGGATAGCGCAGATACCGTTTTTTTGCCGTCCATGCCGATCTCGATGTGTAGCTTCCCGTTATCCATTGGTTTCCTCCTTTGCTTCCTGCATCCGCCTGACGAGACGCGCCAGACGGGCGTTTTGTGTCACGAGCTTCTGCGCATCCAGGTCAAGCCCCTTGCGCTTCAGCCCGTTTATGATCTGCGCTGCCTGGCACTCACAAACCATCGCCGCTTCGATCAGATCGTGCAGCTCCTGCGCATCCAGCGTCATGGTGTAGGTCTTGATGTTCGCCATAATATCGACTCCTATGTACGCGCCTTGCGGCGCGTTTAATTGCTGGCCGCGGGCAGACGCCCTTCGGCTGCGGCCCGCTCGAGGATCTGCCACGCCACGCGGCGGGCAGCCTGCCGGTTGGCCTCCTTCTGCTCCGGCGTCAGCCGGCGCAGGTAGTTGTCGGCGATATACGCCGTGCAGTTTGGGAAATGATACTCGGCCACGATGTGCGGCTCTTCGTCCGCGATCGGGTCATACGGCTTTCTCATAGTTCAGCCTCCTTCCGGCGTTAGTTTTTCCAGATTTTACAGCTTTACGCAGTCTGTTTGTCCTGCTCCTTCTTGCTCTCCTGCGCCAGCATCATGCCGTAGGCGATATCGCTCAGGCGCTGGAGCTGTTCGTCGGTCAGATTCCCGGACTGTTTTTTCAGGTAGTCCATGACCTGCTTTTCCTTCTCGGACATTGTTCTCACCTCGCGTTGTCGCAACACTTTATTTCCGTGTTTTGTATTGTGACTACACTGTACCACCATTCTGATGTTTTGTCAATACATGTTTGCGAAATATTTTGCATATTTTTGTATTGACAATACATCCGTCGCGTGTATAATATAGTCATGAGGTGATTTCAATGACCATCAACGAGCGAATCAAAGAGATCCGCAGATCTTCCGGACTCTCTCAGACCGACTTTGCCGAACGTCTCGGCACGACCCGCGGCGTGATCACAAACCTCGAGGGCGAGAAAACAAGCCCGAATGAGCCGTTTATTAAGCTGATCTGCCGGGAGTTTAACGTGAATGAGGACTGGCTCCGCACTGGCGAGGGCGAGATGAAACAGAAGCTGACGCGGAACCAGGAGATCGCCGAGTTCATGGGCGTCGTTATGCACGACCCGGACGACTCGCCGCGCAAGCGGTTTGTATCGATCATCAGCAAACTCAGCGTCGACGAATGGCAGCTGCTCGCCGAGATCGCAAAAAAAATGGCCGAGGACGGATGACCGCCCTCGGCTCTTTTTTCTCTATGCGACCAGCCCGCGCAGGAAGCGCCAGACCAGATCGAGTTGTTCCGTCGTCGCAAGCCGCAGCATGCGGCGGATGTCCTGCAGGTAAAAACTTCGCGTCATCCTATCCATTCCCCCATTCTTCCACAAAAAGACCGTTCATTTTTTGTTCACTTTCCCGGTTGTGCTTTCTTCGGCGGTGGCTTACAATATTTGTAGATTCCTTTTCCTGACTCGCATGATTATATTAGAACATACGTTCGTTAATTACAATTATGAGAGTCTACAAAAATTTACATATCAAACTGGAGGTTTTGCCATGAAACAGACATGGCGCAGGGTTCTGCTTGTGCTGGTCTGCTGTGTGCTGGCCTTTGTCGGCTGGGTCGGGCTGCTCCGTTTGGCGGACACGATCTCCGCCGCCCGCTCTTACAAATCTTCGCCCGCAGAGCTTCGCGCGGCGGCCGACGCCGCTGTGCTCCCCGCTGCGGATCCGGCCTTTACCGGCAGCGCGGAATATACAGACGCGGAACAGGCCGACGCGCAGGCTGCGTATTATGCGAGCATCGGCGGCGACCCGCTCGATGTGGAGCCGTTGGAACCGATCGTCGGCGATTTTGTTTCGTTCCTCCCTGGCACGCTTCCCGCAGAGGCTCCGGCCATCTCCGGTGCGACCGGCGACAGCATCCACACGTATATCTACAACAAGTCCAGCGGCTTTTTCCATCTTCCCGGCTGCTCGCACGTCGACCAGATGAACCCCGAGAACCGCGGCAGCTTCACCGGCTCGCGTGAAGAGGCCGCCGCGTTGTACACGCCGTGCAAGGATTGTGATCCGTAGGAGGTTTTATGTACTGTAACAAATGCGGCAAGGAGATCGACGATGAGGCTCTGATCTGCCCGTACTGCGGCTGCGGGACCGTGAATTACATCCGCGACCAGGCGAAGGCCGAGTCCCGCGCGCGGGAGCCCCGCCAGCCCGCGCAGAAGAAGCGCTCGACTGCGCTGCTGCTCTGTATCTTCCTCGGCGGCTTCGGTGCACATCGGTTTTATGTCGGCAAGATCTGGACGGGGCTTCTTTGGCTCTTTACGCTCGGCTTTTGGGGCATTGGCACGCTGGTTGATTTTTGCCGGATCTATGATAACAAGTTCACAGACGACGCCGGGCGCCCGCTCTACGATGAGTACACGGATGGCATGCCGCCTGAGGAATACGAGTCCGCCGTCGCTGGTCCCCGCAGAGTCCGGAAAGTTATCATCGTCATTGCCCTTGCGCTTTGCGCTGGCTGCTTCCTGTTCGTCCGCGTCATCCCCGGCCTCATGTACGCGCTTGGTTTTTGAGATGTCGCCCGCGCCGCTGGCCGAACAACGGCGCGGGCTTTTGCTTGCGCAGGCGACCGGGAGCCGTCCTTGCGCTTCCAGCGTATGCCTGTTTTTCGTTTTCAGCAACTACCAGTTATGAGAATTTATGAGATTTTTTGAGAAATCCGCATTTTTTTGATTCTCATTTTTGGAAAGGATCGTGGAAATCTTGGAAACCTGTGAAAATCGCATCCGGTCCGAGCGTTTGTCGCGCGGAATGACACTGAGCGATCTTTCCGACGCCTCCGGCGTTTCCGTCGCCAGCCTCTCGCGCTATGAACGCGGCTGCGACGTTCCTTCGTCCGCTCTGCACCGGATCGCGGACGCGATGGACACGGACAGTGCCGTGCTGCTGGACCAGCCGGATAAAATGCCGCGCATCGCCGAGCTAGAGCTGCGGCTCAAGCATGCCAACGTGATCATTTCCAAGCAGGAACAGATCATCCGCCAGAAGTCCGTCGAGGCGCGGCGCAAGGATGTTTTGATCTGCGTTCTGGTGTGCATCGTTCTTGTCGCGCTTCTGGCGCTTCTTGTCGACCTTTGTAATCCCAATATTGGCTGGGTCCGCGCCTCCGCGCTTGCAACCTTTGTACCCGTATAACCGCCTGCCGCAGTGGTGAGAATTTGTTTATGAACTTTACATCTACGTGGAAAATCGCAGACCCGCTCGCGCAGTATATCATATATCTGCGCAAGTCCAGGAAGGACATGGAGGCCGAAGCCCTCGGCCAGACCGACACGCTCAAGCGGCACCGGGCCGCGCTTTTGTCGCTGTCCGAAAGCCGCGGGCTGAACGTCGTGGAGATCTGCGAGGAAGTCGTGACCGGCGACTCCATTGCCGTCCGGCCGGAGGTGCAGAAGGTCCTGCAGCTCGTCGAGACCGGGAACTATGCGGGCGTCATCGTCATGGAAGTCGAGCGTCTGGCGCGCGGCGACACCATCGACCAGGGCATTATTGCCCAGACCTTTAAATACTCCGACACCCGCATCATCACGCCGAACAAGACCTACGACCCGAACAACGAGATGGACGAGGAATACTTTGAGTTCGGTCTCTTTATGTCCCGGCGCGAGTACAACACCATCAAGCGCCGCCTGTCGCGCGGCAAGGAGGCGTCTCTGCGCGAGGGCAAATGGATCTCCGGCAAGACGCCCTTCGGCTGGTCGCGCGAGAAGCTGCCGAACGACAAGGGCTATAAACTCGTCCCGCACCCGGAGCAGGCCCCCGTCCTGCGGCAGATCTACAACTGGTACACCGGCGAGGGCTGCGCGCGCATCGGCGCGAAGGCGATCTCCACGCGGCTGAACAGCCTCGGCGTCCCGACCAACTCCGGCAGCCTCTGGCGCGCGGACTCTGTGCTGGATATCCTGCGCAACCCGGCAAATGCTGGCTGGATCAAATCCGGTGGCCGACCGGAGACGAAGCGCATTGTCGACGGCGCTGTCGTCGTCAGCCGTCCCCGCACCCGGCAGGAGGATCTGAAGCTTTATAAAGGGCTGCACGACGGCCTGATCTCGCAGGAGCAGTACGACAAGGCCGTCGCTCTGAGCTATTCCAGCGCCAGCCCGCGCGGCAAGGGCGCATGGGGGACCGTGACGAGCCTCGCCGGGCTCGTCCACTGCGACCAGTGCGGCCGCGTGATGGTGCGCCGTCCGTCGTCCGGCAACCGCCGCGATACGCTTCTTTGTCCCTCCTACGGCTGCACGACCGTCAGCGCGTGGTATGATGATGTGGAGGACGCCGTGCTGGATGCTCTGCGTGGCTGGCTGCGCGAGCTGGAGCTCGGTGAGGCCGCTGCGCCAGATGACACGCCCATGCGCACCGCGCTCGAGTCCTCGATCGCCGCCGACCGCAAGCAGCTTGCCAAGCTGGAGGCGCAGGAGGCCCGCGCGTATGAGCTGGTCGAGACCGGCGTCTATACGCCCGAGGTCTTCCTGCAGCGCTCGCAGGCGCTCGCCGCTGACAAGCAAGTCATCGTCGACCGCATCGAGGCTAGCCAGACCACGATCCATGAGCTGGCCCGTGCCAGACAGGCCCGCGCCCGTCTGGCCCCCGCCGTCCGCCGCGTCCTCGAGACCTACCCGCTCGCCGCATCCCCGCAGGAGAAAAACGCCCTCCTGAAAACTGTCCTGCAGAAGGTCCTCTACCATAAGCAGACCAAATCCTACACCAAATCCGGCAGCGACATGCACGTCACCCTCTACCCCCTCGCGGATTGATGATTATACATTTATTCGGTACGCATGAATGAATCCCATTTAAATGTAGATTTTATAGCAAGTGAAAATCCCTCCTGGTGACAGGAGGGATTTCTTTATTTTGCGATATGCTCATAATACGCCATGAGCTTCTGTTCCGGCCCCGGGCCGTCTTTATCGAGCAGGAACGCCTTTGCCAGCGCGGCGTAGAACTCCGGGCGGTTGAGACCGAACTCTACGGCGACGGGGTAGTAGTCCGAGTACATCATGTTCATGGTCACGCCCCACGCCCAGCGCGGGACCACTGGTGCCTGAATGCCCATGCTCTCGGCCACGGCCGTTGTCTGTTCCATCGTCCAGTGCGGGCCTGCCGTGCCGTCGGCGTTTTGCATGTTTGCTGCCCACTGCATCGCCGTTTCGCGATCAAATGTGGCCGTCTCCGGCTCGTCGTGTTGCCCGTGCAGCTTTTCGAGCCTGCAGATCGTCTTCGCGTACAGTCCGACTTCCTCTGCGCTGCCCAGCGTCACGGGTTTCTCCATGGCCTCGTGCAGCTTTGTGTAAAGCTTTTCGATATATTCTTTCATCTCGTCATGCCTCCTGGATATACCGGTAGAGTTTATCGACGTCGTTCTGGTCGAATCGCATATCGCCCAGCAGCGGGACGGACACAGTCAGCTTGTTCTCAAAGCGTGGCCGGGCCGCGTTGTAGAGCTTGTCGAGGTCGATGTTTCCGGCGTCGTCAAAGATCTGCATCATCTTGACCGCTGGATTTTCGCGCAGCGCGAGGATCTTCTCGCGGCTGCCCTCCATGATGAGCGCCAGCATGATCCCGGCCCCGATGCCCTTGCCGCCCGGCAGGTGCGGGATGACCTCATTGTCTGCGTAGCGCATCGCTCCGCGCATGGCCTGATCTATCGTCACTGTCATACAGTTATCCTCCGTTTTCGGATGGGGCGGCTATCGCCGCCCCGTTTGCTTATTTGTTGCAGCAGCGCTGGATCGGGTTGTAAAGCGTCTGCGCCGTGGTCGCGGTGCCCGTGGTGACGTCGGCGACCTGCTTTGGATAAAAGGTCGCGTTGACGTAGGTGACGATGGAGTTATCACCGCAGCAGCGGCGCTCGGCCTCCATCTTGACCGCGTCAAGCGCTTCCTTGCGGACAGACTCGACGTCCTGCTTGACCAGCGTGAAGCTGTCCTCGGTGCGCTGGTTGTGGACGGCCTGCTTGCACAGCGCCTCATGGACGTCCTTGAGCTGCCTGTCGATATAACCGTACACCTCCAGCATCTTGCCGTCGTTGTACGTGTTGGCCTTGAGCAGCGCGATCTCGCTGTCCTTCGCGGCCAGCTTCTGCTCCCGGTCAAGATCGTAGCGCGTGACCGGCATGTTCTCGCTGCACGTCGGCTCCTGCTGCCGTGCGGCGAGCATGGCGGCGACCGTCATGGCGGGCGTGACCGCCGCAGCGATGTCAGCGGCTTCCGATCTCTTGTTCTGGTTGAGGCCGCCCAGCAGATTGCCGAGCCCGCCGTTTGCCAGACTCATCGCGGCGCCGCCGATGCCAAAGCCCAGCGCAGTCCCCGCGAGTCCCTTGCTTGCGTATTCCATAAAAAATCCTCCGGTAAAAGTAGTAAGCTGGCCAGCTCCTACTCTCATTCTGCCGCTTCCCCGGTTTTTATGGGGGACATTTCCGGGACATCTGTGTACCATTTGTGGGACATGCTTTCCTCTTAAAAATTTTCCCAGTACCCCTCTTGACTTCTACACTTTTTTGAGTTTATACTATGGGTGCGGAGAGATCCGCGAAAGAATCCTGAAATCTGGCACCGCACGATCCGCGGCACAACCATTTCAGGAATCTACAGAGATTGAACGTCGCCGTTCATCATCTGCCCATGAAAGCGGAGATCCCTTGCCGTTAAATAGGGAGCTAAAAAAGCGGAAATCCCTTGCCGTCAAGTAGGGAGCCAAAAAAGCGGAAATCCCTTGCCGTTAAGTAGGGGCTTAAAAAAATCATGGGCAACTAAAAGCGAGACTTCTGCAGTCTCGCTTTTTCTTTCCCGGAAAGGTCGAATCTTGGAGAATCTTTTTATCTGCCACATCAGTGAGCGCTATATTTCCTTCCTCCATTCCCGTGACTTCCGTGTCCCGTTCAACAAGGGCCAGCGTCGCCCCTATGTCGGCGTTGTTCTCACTGTCGGGAGCTTCCGTTACTTCGTCCCCATGGAATCCCCGAAGCCAAACCATGCCAATCTAAAGCCCGGCAAGCACATCCTGAAGCTTGACGGCGGTCGTCTCGGTCTGCTTGGTTTCAACAACATGGTCCCTGTCCCTGATTCTGCGATCCTTGAATACGACATTTCCGCAGAGCCGGATGTGAAGTATCGCAACCTGCTCCTGAACCAGATCGAGCATTGCAACCGTCAGAAGCTTGCCATTCTGGATCATGCCAATCGTACATACTACGATGTCGTCAATGGAAAGAGCAGTTTCATCTGTAATATCTCCTGCGACTTCCGCGCGCTGGAGCGCGCATGCAGATCGTATAACCCGAACTATCGTCCGAAAGCCACTCCCGGAACATAGAAAAATCGCCATGAGCCGTTGCTCATGGCGCTTTCTCTTTGTCCGTTTTCCCTACCAGGCGGCGGGCAATGTTGTAGATGTGCGGCAGGCGGCGTGAGATGGTTTTGCGGTCGATGCCGATTTCACCGGCCGCGTCCATCTGCGGGAGCCTGCGCACAATATAAAGTCTCACGATCTGCTGATCGATCACGTCCAAAAGTCCCTCGTCAGTGACGCGCTCCCAGTCGCTGCGCGTGAGGTGTTCCAGCTCCTTCGGCAGAGCCAGCCGCGCAGTTATTTGCTGTCACTCCCTTCGGCCCGCCGTCCGGCGGAGGGTCACTTTTCTTTGTGTGTCAGCACGGCGATATTGCCCTTGTTGCTCACTTCGAGATCCAGCGCAGCGGCGATATCGCGCACCTTGACGTAGTTCGTGCCGTTCTTCAGGATACGTTCAACGGCGACTTCTTTACCGTCCACGATGATCTTGCTTTTTTCTACCACTTCACGTTCCTCCTCTCCGTGTTTTCCGTCCTCCAGCACCATGACCGTGTGCCCGCTGGATACCAGCACGTCGCCGCGCAGCAGATACTCGTCCTTCTTGAGATACCTTGCCGCAGCCAGCAGCTCGAACTCTCCCGTCTGTGGCCAGTCGTGCCGCATGCAGTAGGTGGTGCAGCTGTTGCCCTGCCGCCGGAAAAGATCCTCCAGCTTGTGCACGCCTGCCGAGATGGCGCACAGCATCATAAATGCCGAGCAGTCCGTCTCCACCGGCTTTGAGATTTTACCGAGATCCCAGCCCACGGCCTTTGCCGCTGCATACGCGGTGTTGCGATTGTCCATATCGTAGCCGATATTCTTGTTCTTCACGCCGGCCTCGCAGGCTTTCGCGGCCAGCTCCGCCTTTGCCGGGTCCTTGAACCGCAGCACTCCCAGCCACACGGCTGGATACCACGTGGAGAAATTCAGCTCCCGGCCCGTCTGGTTTCCGGGCTGCTGCCCGTGGCCGCCTGTCTCGCCAAGACTGGCCTGCCCAATTTTGATACTCATGCCCGCTCACTCCCGTACAACTCGTGGTGCAGCTGCAGCACGGCGGCCTCGATCAGCTTGTCGATCGTTTCCACATCAAATTGAATGCCCTTCTCGGCGAGGAAGTTCACAACATACGCCTTTTTCGCCGCGCCGTCCGTCGCGGTGTACAGCTGCTCCGCCGCCTTTACGCCGATCTCAACGTAAGTGCGGAGCGTTTGCAGCTTGTCCGCGTCGATCTTGGTTTTGAGCCACGGGATCAAAAATGCCGAAACGAGTGCGCTGATGAGCGCGATCACTGCCGAGATAATTTGTGTGTAGTCCATATGTATGCTCCTTTCAATCTTTCAGCACGATCTCCGCGATGCGTGCTGCCGCTTCCGGGCCGTATTTCTCGGCCCATTTATCCATGTACTTCTGCGCGTACTTCGCGCGGTTCTCGTTCTTTGCCTTCCAGAGATAGAAGCCGCTGGAAGCTGTTGTTTCAGCCAGCACCGCAAGCGTGATCTCCGTCAGGTCTGCGCCTGCCGCGCAGGCGATAATGAGTGCGAGGCTGACGAGCGCGCTGCAGATCAGCCACTTCTTACTAAACTCCATTGTGCTCACACTGCTTCTCGAGCTGGTGCAAAAACTTTTTTACATCGCCGTTTCCGCCCAGCTTGACGTATTTCTGCCCGGCAATCAGCCGTTCAGCCATTGGCATTTCTTCCGACATGATGGTCAGACGGAGAATTGCGAGATATTGCTCATCCTGATGCTCCTGCATTTTCCCGAGCTTTTTGTCGATCTCGGCCAGGTGCGCCTCCTGCGTTGTGGCCTTGCCGCGCTTTTTCTGTATCGCGCCGACGACGGCATTGACGACCGCCGTCAGCGCGGACGAGCCGAGCACGGCACAGACGAGCGTAACGATGATGGTCTTGGTGTCCATGGCTATGTACCTTCTTCCGTGATCTTCTTCCACCCGTCCGGGTTGACGGACGGGGTGTAGACGTTGGCGGCGAGCAGGGACTCGTAGAGCTCGTCCTGCCACCAGCCGCGCTCTCCCTTGGCGAAGGCAAGGGTCGCGGTGATGGTCTCGGGGATGAGGCGGTAGCCCTGCTTGTACTGGATATCCTCCCAAAGGTTCGGGGCTGCGTCCGGGGTATTTTCGGCCGTGTCCCAGATGTCGACGGCTGCGCGCTTGATGCCGCCCTGCCAGCAGATGCGCGTGCCGGACTTGACGAGACTGCCGTCGCCCGTCAGCTGCGGGAACAGCTCCGGGGCCTCGGACGCGTCCTTGTCGGGCAGGCTGGCCGCGGCCGTCACGATGGCGGCGCGCAGGGTCTGCGCTCTGCTCTCGCCGATGGCGGTATAGACGGGCATGCCCATGAGGGTCGCGGCGGTGTGCTGGGCGGCGGCTTTTTCTGCCTCTGCCCGCTCGAGGGGCAGGGGCTTGCCCATTTTGACGGTGATGGTGCCGTCGCGGTTGTCGGTGACGGGACCGGCGAGGATGAAATCCGCGTAGTCGTCCATGTAGCGGTCCTCGGCGGTCTCGGTCGTCGACTTGACGGTTCCGTCCTCGTTCATCTGGACGTTGCCCTCTGCGTCCAGCACAGGGACGGCCGTGGTGTAGCGGTGGATCATGCCCCAGACGGCGCCGTCGCAGAACAGCGCCAGCGGGTCCGGGACCGCGTTCTTGGCGATGGTGACGGCGCGGCTCTCGCGCCCGCCCCAGTCGGCGTCGCGCATGCGGCCGGCGGCCGGCCGCGTCTCGATCTCCTGCCCTCCGATTGTGATGTACCAGGTGTCCATAGTTTCCTCCTGTCTATTGTGTTGTGACTCTTATTGTTGATCCTGAAATGCTCACATTTGTAAGTGCAGCCGTCAATGTCATTTCATACTGTAGCTTTTGGCCTCCACTTGCAACCAGTTTGCCATTAACATAAAAGTAATTTGTCCCATAGCTATATGCATATAGTACTATTCCAGCCCCTGGCTCAAGCTGATACGTGCCATCCGAATACGCATACCAGATTGGGTGGTCTTTGTGCTCAATCGGAGCAACCACGGCCGTTGTTGATCCTTGTGTACTCCCTTTGATGACTAATGTACAGATGCTCGGCCCGAATTTGATTTCAAACGCCGTCCCGCCCAGAAGGGTTTTACCCCCCCCCATTTGGAATTTCGTTCCATCTATCATCTGCGCCCCGCCCACGACCTCATACGCCGTGCCGGATATCAGGGTTTTGTGACTCATGTTTTGGCCTCCAAGACGATGGTGTAGTTGACGGATGCAAACTGGCCTGAATCGTATTCGTTTGCTTTTCCTACTTTAAGCGTACCGTTTGTCGTCGCATCGATGGACAGTTTAAATGTACGAATATAGCCGTAAAAACAGGCACCATAGCTTACTGCTCCATCATTTTCATATACAGCATACAGAACCCGATAATCATTGTTGTTGAAAGTCGCGTTCGCCTTACACACAATAACTACTTTCTTTACTTTGTACTTATCCCAATCGAATCTGTCATCGTTCAAAGTCAAGGTCGATCCAGCGGAGCTGCTTGCGACGCCAGAAACAACGACTGTATTCTCCACCTCTCGCGTTGCGACGACGCTGTACGCTGTGCCGTCGATGATGGTCTTTCCGGCTTTGCAGCCGTAGCCTGTGCCGCCGATCAGCTCCCGGCCGCCGGTCACGGAATAGGCCGTGCCGGAGATCAATGTCTTGTGCGCCATGGGGCCTCCTCACTCATACTGCCAGTTGATGGCGTAATTCTCGGTCGGCGTGGTCTCCGCGGAGACCAGCGTCTGCTTGGTGATGTTGCCGGTCTTCATATAGTCCGTGCCCGCCACGGCCACCGCCCACGCCGTCGGCTTGCCGCTTGCGTCCACCGCCTTGACCTTGATCAGGTCCCCGACAGAAGCACCGGAGGCGAGGATCACATCTTGCTTTCCGTTCCACGCGTCTTTGTTGCTGCGCACGTCGACGATAGCCTCGTCGATCTGCGCGCCGGTAAACTGGCTGTTGTAAGCCATACGATCACTCCTTCATACACAGAAAATCCTCGCCGTCCGCGGTCTTCAGCGCCTGCGACTCTCCCAGCGGGATAAAGCCGTAGTTGTCGTTCCAGCTGCCGTCCGCGCCCTGCGCGAACAACGAAATGCGGTATTCCCCATCACCGGAAAGCAGAAAATC